TATTTTAAACAATTATAATCTATCTTGGACTTACACAGGTAGTGTTTCAGCTTGGAAGATTATCTATAATACAGATAATCAACAAGGAGCTACAACTACAACTGTTGTTGCATCATCAATAAATGATACAGCATACCCATGGGAAGCTAGCTGGGTAAGATCCGGCACTAGTCTTCCGGCAAACACTATAACTAGTGAATATAACTTAACACCTCTTGCATTAACTCTAAGTGGTACAGCAGGCACAAGCCCGTATATTTCTCGAGCCGATCATACCCACCCAGCACAACTACTTTCTTTATCAGGAAATAATTTGTCCATTACAAATGGTAATATAGTCTCACTAAGTTCTTTTGCTACTCGACCTTATGTAGAAACATACGAAGATCTTAGGAATTACAATATTTTAATTGAATCTCTTCGACCAGTCAGGTCAGCGTTACCGATCGGGACATCGGCGATAGATAATGTGACTCTTGAATACACCGACCAAGGGTTGTCTGGCTTTAAAGGTCCGTGGACTACAGTAATTGGGAATAACAACCAAGGTAACCCAATTAATCTGAACATCAGATGGTCTAGCCCGCCAGAACCCGGTTGGCCTGGCATACCTGAACTATGGGTTATGTTTACAGACGAAGATTATGATGGAGAAGGAGGTATAAACACTGTTTATACATTCCTTGCCTATAACGAAACTACACCTCAAGATAACGGACCGTTTAATATAAATGATTGGTATTCAGGGCTCGATGGAGGTGGAGATCCGATAACACCAATTCCCGACTTTGGCACAGTTCCATCACTTAAAGGAGATGGAAGAGGTGCTACAACAAGAGGATCAAGCGGGGTTTCTGATTTTGTTTCCAGGGTAGATCATACCCACCCTCTCCCTGTAATAGAACTTACAGACCTAGACGGTGTACCTAATACGACTTTTAGAACTTTAAGCAGTGAGTTTTTTCTACCTAAATGTTCGTACCTGATTAATAATGGTAGCACCATTGGTACCACTAAACAGAATTACGGTTTCTCGTCATTTACACTAACTGCAAACGGAGTATATGAACTATCTTATGATGTTTGGTATTTAAAAAATACTGCCAGTACTGTCACTTATACACTTACCAGTAACAATCCGCCGATATTTCCGGGGGGCCTTGCGATCATATACAATCCTCCAAGAGTATCTGGAGAAGTATTACAGACAATTAATACTGGTGTTTCAGCATATTCAGCTCCAACAAAATCATACTTCCCCCAAACAACAGGTATCTGGTCCGGACTAAATACTGACATTGCATTTCCAGAAACAGCAAGTCTAAGTAACGATATCAGCCATCATGCTGCTATACGTTATTTTATACGCGCGGGTGCTGTAGGTAATATAGTTTCATTAGCTGTAACAGCTGCAGCTGGAACAATTACACCTTTATCTAACAGTTATGCAAAACTAACAAGACTAGCATAACATTTTTTACAGGTGTCAGTACGATTACACTAATCCCGTATAGTTATAGAAAAACTACAAAAATATCTTAGTATATATCAGTCAATTTTACATTAAAGAAAATAAATTCTTAATGGAGAAGAAGCTATTTAAAAATTAACGGTTACCTAACCAATTAACTGAATTGGCTGTTGATACATCAGAGATGTCAAAGTAAACAGCTGTTGTATCTCCAGCATGTTCAACATTAAAGCAAACAAGCTTTCTTGGCTGTAAAGAATATGGTGTAGGACGATCCATTGTTGTCTCCCCTACAATAAAATACTCTCCTCGTCCATCAAATTCTCGAGCAACAGCACGACGAAGAAACTGCATAACATCATCTCCGCCGAGATGTTCAGGCTTAATTCTGTAGATATTTGGTGTAGACATATACAGTTACTTAGCTAAGTACTACTTCGTTATCTACTACCCAATTGATAATTGAATCGATTCGGAATGCCCTCCAGGCTTTCTTCTCTAGATCCCATACAGGGAGTGCGTTTGGGTTTTCAGCTTTCTCTTTCTTTTCCTTATCTTCTTCAGATATCTTTACTTCTGGTAAATAGTCTGCCTTCAAAGTACAGATCATCTTACGTACACTATCGTCTTTCTTTTTGAAGTCGATAATTAAAATATTCTGCTTGAGACTCTCTTTAAGGTTTTCTTTTGTAATCATACCCTCAATATAAAGGCATTTTTTTATTAATCCAGCTCTTCTAGAAGAACATTTATATCATCTACTTTAACATTATTGAGTACAGAAACTATAAACGTTTTTACAGCTACATCTGAAATAGAAGTACGTTTTAATTTTTTAGCGACCGATCTTTTAAAATCATTATCGTAACTTATATCAAAGATGAATTTACCATTCTCTTCATAAACATCGTGAAATTGTATATTCATTACTTTGTTTTCTTTTTCTTAGCTTTTCTACGTTCTCTCTGTTCTTTTAATCGAGCAGATGAATAAATCTTAGCCGATAAATGCATTAAAAATTTAGCATTTTCAAGTATACTAACATTGTTAATTACTCTTGATTCAGCATACAGTACCATAGTTTCCGACCATGAGGGATATATGTAGTGTATACATTCATGATACGCCGTACGTAGTAAATCCTTTCGGTGATCGATGATTAGTAAGTCCTCATCGTACAAACACCATCCATAGATACCGAGCTTTTTAAAAAGGAGGAATTCTGGCGGTTTTCGCCTAATGAGAGAAAGACATTGTTTGTAAACATATGCTATGTTTTTTTTAGATAACTTTTGCATAGCTCTTAATATTTAATAAATAATTTTTAATTTAATAAATATAGTATATGAATAACGAATTGCTAGGCCCAGGAGGAATTAAACCGATCATCAAGAAAAGACTCCCATTTCCTCTTGAAAACATTGATGAATTACTAGCTGATCTGTATGCTCAGATGGATATTCTTAGAAAAAGAATAGAAGTCATTAAGAGAAACAATGTTACAAACCTCGAAGAGGCACGTCTTAAGAAGTTAAATGCTATGCAGTTTAAATTTAATACAGCTATGGCTCTTGTTAAGCGTATAGTTATTGATTTAGACGATTTTTGGCTTTAAGTTGTAACTTTAAACTCAATTGAGTCTTCAGAGCCAACAGGCATCACTACCTTTTCAAGTGGCGTTGTTACCTGGGTTGTAACAAACTGCATCTTAACACCGGATACTTGCTTACAGTATTCACATGTAAAACGATTCTCTTCATTGAGTTTAATCGGTACAATAGCAGATGTTTTACAATAAGCACAAGCAAGCTTTAACGTAAACTTCGATAGAGCATCAAGTTGTTCGTTTGCTAGCTTTATACTTTCAAGCTGATCTTTCTTAAGAAGGTTTGAATTGTAAATAGCAAATACAATTACCTGTAGAGCTATTCCACCTATAAAGCCTCCCCAAAATGTTTTAAACATTAAAGCTGACGCCAGCCCGAACAATATACTGACCAAAACAGTTAACAGGGAAGAAATACCTATAATAACAAATACCGGTTTTTTTAACATATTAACACTTAATGTTTACTAAAAGTAAAATCTAGCAGATAGTCGATACCTTTTCGTAAATCTTATCAGTAGCTGCATCTACATACTTGAGAATATCTAGTGGCTTGAGATCAACTGAATCGAAGTTGATATTTCTATCATCACATTTATCTCCAATAACATTCACTGCTTCTTCTAGAGCTGCCCATCGGCAAAGCTCATACAGTGAATACTTTGTAAGATCTATGTTTTCTGTTTTGTTTGTATTGGTTGCTTTCATGACCTATAAGATAGTATCTTCCTCATACAACGGTCAAGAAGAAAATTATATTTTTGTTGTTTCTTGAATGTTAGCCTTACAAACTTCGAAAACATCTTCCGGGATTATTTCAACAAAATCTAAAAGTTTTTCAGCTATTCCTTGACTAAATTCTACATCCGTTAGGTTAACCATATATCTATCAGGTAGTTGCATGAACTCATACACGTTATCTTTTGCATTTATATACAATAAAAACTCCCCTTTTCTAAAGCGCGTGAACGCATATAATGAACGAGATTGTGGTACAAACTTAATTTTAAAAACTTTTTTAAATAAATAATTGTATATTTTACTAAATTTTTGTCGTGAGAAAAAACGCATTATTTATAAATATTAATACCACTTTATGTTTTTTGCCATGACTTATTCTGAAATAATAGCAACGATTGTACCTGTAGTAGCGGCTTTTTTAACAGGTGTTGCAGGACCGGTAGCGATACATTATATCAAACATGCTCTAAGATTAAACTCCGCTAAGTTAAAAGAGATTGAAAGAAGAAAGAAAGACTTTCATACAACTCTTGAAACACAAAAACTTATTAATGATGCCTTAAATGATATTCAAACCAAATATAATTTAGATCGTGTTTGGGTAGCTCAATTTCACAACGGTGGTAATTTTTACCCGGGTAATAAATCGATGAAAAAAATGTCGATTACCTTTGAATCGACAGCTCCTGGTATATCAACCGAGCTTATGTCAATGCAGAGTATGCCGGTTTCTTTTTTTAGTGCGGCATTACAGCAACTTAATAATACAAATGAACGGGTCGTTATTGATGTTTACAACGAAGCTGATCACGCCTTAAGAGCATTCTGGGAAACAAAAGGTGTACATACTGTGTATATGTACCCTATTAAGAGTTTAGAAAATCTTTTTATTGGTATACTTTGTGTAGATTTCGTTAACAAGGACGCATTTCTAAGTGATGGTGTACAGAAAGAACTTGAACGCGAAGCAAATTTACTTTCAGGTTATATAGATGCAATTTCTGTAGAAAAGAATTAATTAATAATATGTATAAATCTTTAGCTGTTTTTGTTTGTTTATTGTTTTTATCATCTTGTACTGTATATACAGAAAAGCAATCTGAAGCATTAAGTCAAAATGCTTATGCAGCTAATGATTCATTAAAACTTTCCCGGGTAGATCTTGCTTATGATTATTCAGATTTAGTTGTACGTATAGTTAAACCACCTAAACACCGTATTGATATTAAGGGCATTATACAAAGTACAACTGATACTAATGCTCCTACTAAAGAGATTGTACTCTTACCTGCATCTTATACAAACAAATCTATAGTTACAGTTGGTACAAAAGAATATCAAGTTCTATTAAAAGATGCTAAAATAGCTAATCAATTAAAAATTGATAACACAAACTTAACCACTGCTAAAAAGAATACTGAAGAAGAATTAGCACGTCAGATTGAAAATAATAACAAAATGGTTATAGCTCTCAATAAGCTTCAGAAAGAAGTTATTGCTAAAGATCTTGTTATTTTAAGACTTTGGGTAGTAATCGGTATATTAGCATTGTTAATTGGAGGTTATATCTACCTCCGAGTTAGTAAGCTCGTAATGCTTTAAGTTGTTTTCTTACGATTTTTTCCATAAATAATAGTATGGATAAAATTGTTAACACTATTACAACTATATTCAAATCAACTGTAGACTGGGTTGTCCGTAACCCACAAGCCGCGCTGTATATCGTTATTTTTATACTCGGCTTTATTCTTGGTACTCTCTTTTAAGAGTCCTTTCTCTACAGTTTGTTTTACGCTGTCCTATGGATAAAGACCCATACATAAACTATCCCTCGTTCACTATACTAAAAATATTGTATAGTTTTATATTTGGCGTTCTCATAGCTAGATGTCTTCTATACCATCTGTCATAAGTATTTTTATATGTGGCAGAACATTGTTAATGTAGTACAGTCTGCGAGTGCTTTTCTTCAAAACGGTAAAGCCCCGCCTAATACATCCGAGTATTTGAAACAGAGAATGGAAGAAACAAATCATCTTTCTTCTAAGAAGTTCTTTATTATTTTTACATCTGTTTTAATGCTTGCTGTATTATATTATTCGAGTGTAGCCATTCTCTTAGCAATTGAAATACCTGAGCATGTAGCAGCGTTTGTAACATTGTTTTCAAAAACTATAGAAATATTTGCTATTATTATTGCATCGTATCTCGGTGTACAGGCTGTTGTTGATTTAAAATATAATAGTTCATCAAACGCTGAAATAGATGGTGAGATTATTGTAGAAAAGAAAGAAGAAAATATTAATCAACATATTATAGAACAAGGGTCTGAAAATGCACCCGAAATAAAACCATTTTCAACCATAGCAACCGAAGAATGACATGGATACAAAACAAACAATTATAAAAATCTTAAACTGTTTTGAAACGGGAAAAACAGAAACAGATTATGTTTCAATTTATTGTTGGGATGACGGACCGAATAATACAAAACAAGTAACGTTAGGAAGAGGTTATACAGAACAGGGAACTTTATGGGATGTTTTTGAAAAATATAAAAGTCTTGGTGGTACAAATGCTGATAAATTAATATCATTTAAAAAATATAAAGGTGATCAAACTTTACCAAAAAATAAAGAATTTTTAAGTCTTATTATTAATACTGCAAAAAGTGACGAAAAATTTAAAATAGCGCAAGACGAAATATATGAAAAGGTATACTGGGTAAAGGGTAATATTTGGTTTAAATCCAAAGGATTCACTTTACCTTTAAGTCTTTTGGTAATTCAAGATTCTTATCTTCAAAGTGGGAGTATGTTAAAATTTTTAATAAAGAAATTTTCTGAAAAAGTTCCTTCTGAAGGAGGAAATGAAAAAAAATGGATACAACAATATTGTTTATTTAGAAAAAAGTGGCTTGCAAATCATAGTAGAAAAATACTAAACAATACTGTATATAGACCAGATTTCTGTTTAAAACAGATTGAAAATAATAATTGGAAGTTAGATAAATTTCCAATTTATGCTAATGGAATTAAAATTACATGAGTGTGACCGCTATTGATATTATCAATTTGTATAATTTAAACCATACGAAAGGTGTTGTGTATTGTTTTGAGCATATTAAAAGTAAGAAAAGATATATAGGTAGCACTAATAATTGTAAGAGAAGACTACAAGAACACTTACAAGGCCTTATTAACAATAAACACTGCAACAAATATTTGCAAAATTACTGGAATAAACGGAATTATAAAAATTTTATTATAACTGTTTTAGAAAACATTCCTGATGAAAATAATAATGAAATATATTTAAGAGAACGAGAAAATTATTGGATCAATTTTTATAAATCATTTGACACAGATAACGGATTTAATCTTGTTAAAGATGCATTAATAGGCGGAAGAACTGGTTGTAAACACACAGCTGAATCAAAAAAGAAAATGTCTTTAAAATCAAAATTATCTTATTTAGCAAACCCTAAACGTGTAGATATATCTAGAAATAATATAAGGTATGCTGGTACACCTGAAGCCAGAAGAAAAGCTATAAACAACAGACGTTCGTATGAAAAATCAGGTAACCCGTTTTGGGAAAAGCAACATACAAATCAATCTAAACAAAAAATAAGAAATAGTAATTACCATAAAAACCTCACAGGTACAAATAACCCAAATTACGGTAAATCTTGGAACGACGAACAGAGACAGCGAGCCTCTTTACACAACAAACAAAGAGATTTTTATATCGGTAAAATATACAATGTAAAATATATTAATGTAGACGGTACGGAAGAACAACATAAAATTTACAACTTACAAAAATATTGTACTGAAAAACAATTAAGTTATAAAAACGTTTCCTATCTTCTACCCAAAAAAGGAAAATATTTAAATCTTATTTTTATTGATAAAACTTCAGCCAAACTCAACAAAGCATATTCTAATATTGTTTATGAAGTATATAATTCTTACGATAACATTACTCGCTAAAGAGTTTAGAAAAATGAAAAGAATCTGGAAAGGCAAGGGGCTAGACGGCTTAATAGAACGACGTGAAGCTGAAGCAAAACTTGTTGAATCTTGTGCTTAGTCTTCTGAGTCAAAAAGCTCACTAACCATAATTTTAAAATATTCATATTCAGCCTCCAATAATAAAAGTATAATGGTGGGTAGAGCGAGTAACATATACCAGCTAAACCAAAAACAACATAAAAATTTCTCTAAAAGCTTTACCATTATGTTTTAATTTAATCTATTTAGCATAAATACTACAACAAATATATGTCAAAATTCGATAATTTAATAAAAAAAGTTCTTTTAGAGCAAAATATCGTACCAAGCTCTGTCGATATGAATTTCGATACAAGCTATGATACAGCAGTACAGCTTGTTAAAGCATTGATGGGTAGCCCTAGAAAGCTTTTACCCCCTGTCGATTTACGTAAGTATATCAAGCCTACAGAAGACAGTAAAGGATTTCAGTTTAATTGGCGCTTTGGTAGTAAGATTAATACAAACGTTCAAATTACAGGTACCCCCGGTAACGTTAAAGTAGTTATCTTTGATAGTGAAAACGATAACATACTCTTTGATAGTGAGAACGTACCGTCACCAGATGTCGTTAAAACATTTTTAGATAAAGCTAATGAGATATATGATAAGGCTGAAAAGGCCGGAACAAAGGTTCCAGCTGCTGTATCTCAAACACCTTCTGAGCTTCCACAAGCTACAGAAGAGTTGCCTAGATAAAATCGTCAGCTTCTAAATCGTTAATTTTTAACTTGAGATACTCAAGTGCGTACTCGATATCGTTGATATCGGTAAATTCATTCTGAAAGGCTTGATAGATAAAATCATCTAACGCGCTTTCTACAAAAGATTCTATTTGGCTTTTTTTAATGCTCATAAAAGTTTATTTATTAGGATATTTAAGCTTTGCAAAGAAGGATTTCTTACCTGGGAAGATAGCGTATATTATTCTTGGTTCCCCAAAGCTATACTCTAAAACTGGTACAGCACAATTATAACCACAGTATTCAAAAACATTCATATATACCTCAATCATGTTGTATATACCTTGAACTTCATCGTTCTTCTCTTTTGAGATGATGACTATCGTCTCCCAGAACTCTTCAGGTATAATACCGATACCTTTTTCAAATCTCGTTGTAACCGCTCTATAGGCACCGAGATTAATACAGGTCTCTTTCAATGTTTCATTGAGTTCGAATGCTGTAACTTTACCGCTTTTAGGGAGCTTCATGCCTATATTATGGATATTTCTTCTATAATAACAAGCTTAAAATATAGCTAGAACAACGTAGCCCTTGGGAGACCGGTGTTTTATTTACTAACAATTATAGTTTATAAATCTCTGAGAGGCCTTAGCTGTATTGTTGCCTTTATTCTTTTGTTTAGCCTTTAAAGCTCGGGCTTTAGAACATGTTACTTTACCACTAACCTGACGTTTTAATATACCTGGACGTACAGGATCGTGTATGCTCTTCTCTTCGAAGTACTCTTTAAACGTAGCCATTATCTTTTATCTTTTAAAACTACTTTAGGTTTACCTTGCGTAACAGAAAGGAACTCTAAACACTCCCCAAGCTTCTCTCTTGGAGCGTAGATGTATCCGTTCTTATCAACGGCAAAGAAACCTGTTAAGTTAGGTGGGAAGAAGCTCTTTAATGTTTCTGGGCTTAAAATGTATTCTTGTATCTTATTAAGCTCTTCTAAAAGATTTTCTTTTCTAAGAGATGTAAAGAATGTTTTAGCTGTATAACTATCCGTCGATAACCCAGTCTCTTTAGAAAGCTTCTTATCTACCTTAACAGCTTCTTTATCTAAGATAGAAGGATTATCCGCTACTTTTGGTGATGTACCGTAATTCTTATTGAATACGTCTTTAAGAGACTGTATACGAGGATTCTCTGCTGTATTAACTGTTGTTGCATCTTGTTCAGCTAAAATATTAATTGCTTGTAAGAAAGATCTTATTGAGAAATAAGCATACTTTTTCTTTTCTTTACCATACTGATTAATATTAAGTTTACCTTTATTATTTTCGTAATCAGTAAACATTAAAGGTTGAGTTAACTCACCTAAGTCACCTAAGATAGCATTAACATAACCTGCTATTGTCCAAATCTTTAATTGCTCATAAGCAGCAACATTAGCCGAATGTAATTTAGTTACCTTTGTACCTCTTAAAATTGGAGGCGTTATTTCACCAAAATATAATTTAATAATTTCGTTATTAACTGTCTTACGTTCTGTGTCATCTAATAAATCATATTCATTTAAAACTTCTTTTAGTATATTAGTAATCGTACCAGCAAGAGCTCTTCCAGCGGCAGCACCTTCTTGACCAATACGAACGTCATAACTACCTACCTTTTGGCGCTTACCATTAACTACAGCAAATTCAGCTTCAGATGTCGGCTTACGCAATTCTTTAACTTCAAACAAATAATCATTATTATTAATAGTAAAAGATACGTCGTAAGATTCTGAGCTACCAGAAACAATCTTTTTATTTTCTTCTATATCACCTGTACCCGTAAAGATTGAACAAACAGATAATTCACCTCTACCAATACCTGTAACACTTAAATTATTAAAAAGTTCTTTTTGAACATCATTCCAAGGACGTCTCTGTAAAACCGGTGTATCAACAAATTTATTAAGCTCTTGAGTATTGGTTAATAAAGAAGTAGTTGTAGGTTGCTGAACTGGAGCTGCTGCTACTACAGGAGTTGGAGCAGGTGTCTGCTGTTGCTGCACTTGAGGGGTTTGAGTAACAGAGGTAGGGGCTACTGGAGCTGCACCCGGGGCATCCTGTTCATAAACCTTTTCGTATGATTCAACTAATGAACGAAAAACTTTAGCAGGCTTTTCTTTTTGGTAAACAGCGTCGTATATCTTCTTCAATTTATAATCCATAAAATATACATTATTTATACAGAAAAAATAAAAAATATATATCAAGATTAGTTACTGTGAGTTTGAATAAATATTAATAGATGAGTAAGAAAAACTCTCGTCCTAAAAAAGCGAGCATCGTTGACGGGTCAGCACAAGTTAGTACTTTTACTACAGGTGATGATCATTCCCCTTACGTGTTTCAGCGCGATAAGATAGCTTACAACCTTATTATTAAGGAGCTTCCTTGGACAGAAAAGCAAAAGGAAATCATTAAACTCTTTTTAGATAAAAATACAAAGGTTTTATTATTAAAAGGTGTAGCAGGTTCTTCTAAAACATTATTATCAATGTATTTGGGATTACAGCTATTAAATGCTCGTAAGGTATCTGATATTGTCTTAATAAGATCTGCTGTTGAATCAGCTGATTCTAAGCTGGGCTTCTTACCTGGTGACTTAGTAGATAAATTCGGTGTTTATCTAACACCTTTCAATGAAAAGTTTTCAGAGCTTTTAGCTAAGCCCACCATTGATAAGCTTGAAAAAGATAACAGACTTACAATGTGCCCGGTTAATTTTGCTAGAGGTCTTCACTTCTCAGCTAAATTTGTTTGCTGTGATGAAGCTCAAAACTTAACACGTAAAGAATTGTTAACGGTCTTAACTCGTTTAGGTATGTTTACAAAAACAATTATTTGTGGTGACCCTGATCAATCAGACTTACAACACGGTAAATCAGGTTTTAAAGAAACATATGATCTCTTTAACTGTGATGAAGCCAAAGAAATGGGTGTACATTGCATTGAATTGACAGAATTGGACGTTGTTAGATCTGAACTCTGTAAGTTTGTTGTTAAGAAGTTTAAAGAGCTTCCAGCCATAATACACAAGTAACCTTGTTTTTTATAGCTAATTGCTATAAATTAGTTTAATGGATTTGCAACTTGCTCAACAGCAACAGCTTCTCAGTACTCTCATACCTCAATTAACATCTAATATAATTGAGATACTGCTCAACGGGATGGCTAACGGCACGATCGTTATGCCTCCCCCGGCGCCCGATCTTCTTCAAAAAATACAAAAGACATATGAAGAGAAGTATCCTGAGTATGCAAAGACGATGCAATTTGCTCATGATGAGTATCTAGATCCAAAACCTGAAACATTATTACCTTTACCTGAACCTGTAAAGTCAAATATAGTTCCTTTTGAGGACCCAACAACACCTTCACTAAAGAGTTTACAAAAAATAATTGATAACCTTTCGAGTATGTCTCCGGAGGTTTCTTCTTTACAGGGAAACCTAATTGACGAAACTTTAATGGCTGAGCTTACTGCTTCGTCACAAAGAATCTTCCCACCATACGAAGAATTAAAATATCACTTCTTTGAACCAGATCATAAGTTTACAAGATTAGATGAACTTGCTGACCCACCATTATTTTCTCTCAATGAAGCATTAGAACGTATTGATAATATAGCTAAGATATTTGAAGATCAAACAATCTATAATATAGAACACTTCGGGGAGACTGACATTCAATACCGTTCAATCTTTATGTCTAAAGATGAAAGTGGTAACTTCATGATCGATGTACCACGTATTAAGAGATATATTGAGTATATCGAGTTAGTTAAGAGTATGCCTGAAGGACCAGATATTGATTGGGTATCAGTTGGTCGGAAGCTTATTTACTTCTTTATAACTATTTAACCGACTTTAGTTTTGTGAAACGGTTTAGTTAATGTCTTAAATGTCGCTCCTATTGAGTTAAAGAGTCCGGTTACTTTAAGTAAGATACCCAATGGGTCACCAGCGACAGTTGCTACAGCTGACTTTGTATTACCTCCAACTGATTCCCATCTAGCACGAACGGCGCTAGCATCAGGGTGGGATTCAGTTTCTATGTTCGGTAGACCCGCTACTGTATGACTATGGGGGCCGTCATTCTCACCATGCACGTGTGGTTTACTATACACTGAATGAAAGCTACCTGATGCAAAAACTATACCAAGACCGTAACCGATAATACCTAACGGTTGACATTTACCTGTTTCCTGTAAACCTGTTGTAGATTGATTTAAAGGAAAAATACCAAAGAGTATATTTTTAAGATCGTCAACAACTTTGAGAGCACCGCGTGGTGTAACAACGGAAGCAGCTGATGCAAGTGTCGGGTCGAGTGTATGATCTTGTACGGTATTTTTAGCCTGGGTGGCAGTTAACTCGTTTAACCTACCTCCAGCAGTAGCTGGGTGATGTTCAGGTCCGTTAACCACATTACCAGGAGAAGATATCTTTGATGCTACTTGCTTTTCAGGCATGTATGCTTTTGATGCAAAGAAATTATCACAGTACAACCCACCGGCTTTTAAATTACTAGCTACAGACATACTACCTTGAACGTGTATGTCAGCGTCAGGATGAGAAGCTTCAATACTTACAGTCTGTCCTTTGAGTACAAGATGTTCACCTTCTATGGTTGTTTGACCTTGCTTACCACCAAACGTCATATCACAACCAATAAATCTTAACTGCCCACCTTTAAAAGTAATAGGGCCAGCAGTTTCAAAATCTATACCACGAGTACCTGCTTTAAGGTAAAACCCATTAGTGCATTTAATAAAATACGAACCACCGGGGGTACCTGGTATATTAACACCAACAACGGTTGATGTCGGTATAGAGTGTGGTGCACGTCCTTCAGCTGTAACTTTAGAACCAGCTGGAGCAAAACCTTTCTTTTCTCTAACTACATGACCGGGCTTTATATTGTAATCATGACCGATTAAAAGAACGTCATTGCCTGCTATTTTTACAGTACGGTTACCACCAAGACCAAGACGTGCTTCTGCTTTAGTTATCTTTTCAGTATTTTGTTCTAACCATTCTTTTGTTTTTTGATCAGCATCAGTTGTATCGGTAGGATCATCTATTGTACCTTTACCTTTACATACCTTACAATTTTTAACAACAGATAACGCAGGTACCTGTCTTAATATACCTTCAAATACACTATTAATAGCTGCTGTGATCTTACGTATTAGCCCAAGTACTCCCTGGTTTCTAGGTGCTAGTGCTTGATCTTGTGTAGTACGAGGTGCATCCTGAGGGATAACATTATTTTGACATGTACATTTTATCTGCCTGGCCATATAGTCTACTTATAAAAGTCTGGAATTTTCTCAAGTATCTCTTGTATTTCACTATGAGCAAGTTTTGCGTCATCAGAAAAGTCACCAATAGATATAAACTGGTCCTGATATATTTTAACGTTGTGGGTACCTTGAATATGAGATTCTTTATTAGCCATTATTACTTCATGTCGATCTCCGCCTATATGCTCCCGGTGTATATACGGGGTATAGAATTGAGATTGATCATGAGCTAACGTTAAAGCAGAACCATTCGTGCCATATAGCTGTACTGAAAAACCTGAGTCAGCACTACCATCATCAGGCATAACAGCTGTACTGTTAATACCACCACCGTGTAAGTTAATAGACGCACCCTTACCAGGCTTACCTGGGCTACTTACCTGATATATATTATTCCATTCTTTTTGTCCATAAGAGGCTGCGAAGTAAACCGGGAAGAGAGGGTTACCACCTTGAAAGAAAACCCATACAAGAGCGCCTTCATGTGCATAACCAAACATACCACCTGCTTGATTATTTGTATTAGGTCCTTGTGCTGTAGCATACGGCATGTATGGCTTTATATTACCGTCGTTAGTTTTAAAACCTTCAACGACTTGTATCTTATCGACCATATTTGTAAATTGTTCGTCTGTTAATGAATTAAGTTTTGTATCCGGGGATAGTCCTGTCAAATTAATTAATTTCGGTAAGTAATTTGGATTTTCACTTGGAGGTGCATATTTATTAACCATCTGTGAAACTGTTAACGTGTTATAACTATCTGATTTTAA